CCCGAGAGTGTGGCAGGTCGTAATGCCGTACACGCCTTCGTGGAGGAGATGAAGCACAACAGCGGCGAGAAGCTGAAGTCGCGCCTGTTCCCTTCGCTCCGTGGTGGTTCGGCAGAGATAAGACGGTCGGCATACTACGAAGGTGTTACAGGTGTGAGCGATACTGCCCGTGTCGATTTGGGTGAGGACGATTGGTTCGAGGAATACGAGAACAAGATGGACCGCCAGCTCATCGAGGAGATAGCCTCGGTGTCGCTCTCCATCAACCAGTCGCTCTACAAGCAGTTCACCCTCCAGCAGGAGCTGCGAAACACCAAGAACCCCGTCGTTATGGAGAAGATACGCTTGGAGAACGAGCGGCTCAATGCCTTTGTGGCACGCTGGAAGCCTCGCCTTGCCGATATGCGCCGTAACGCCATCTACTATATCCGTGCGTCGTCGTTCTGCAATAAGGATATTCTCGGTCCCAAGTTCTTCAAGACACAGCTCGACACCCTCGATATGGACGAGTTCCTTACGGCTATCTGCGCCATTCGGCACAAGGAAGTAACCAATAAGTTCTTCACTACCTACGACCACGAGCGACATCAGTTCAAAGATAGCTATATCTACGACCAGATATTAAAGTTCGACCTCAAAGACCAGTTCCTGCTCACGGCACGTTACCTGCGCCACTACGATAAGCGAGAACCACTCTACATAGGCTACGACCCTGGTAATTTCCAGTCGCTCATCGTGGGACAGAAGAAAGACTATGGTAACCGTTTTGACATCATCAAGGAGTTTTGGGCATACATTCCCGACGACCAGCAGAACCTTGCACAGCAGGTGTACTCGTTCTTCGGCACAGATGCAGTAAATAAGGTTATCCACCTCTACCCCGACCGTGCCGGCAACAAGACACGTGAGGAACTGGAGCAGATAACCACCGACTCACTAACAATGAAGGCAGCTTTGGAGAGTTACGGCTTCTCTGTTATCCTTTACAACGACGGTGCGCCCACCATCTACCACTGGCAGCAGTTCCGCCTGTGCCAGTTGCTCTTTGGCGAGAAACTTCCCTTGCTCCCAAAGGTGCGCATCGATGAGAACGAGTGCCCTAACCTGTGCAGTGCCATTCTTATCAGCCCGCTCAAGAAAACCAACGGCAAAATAGAGCTTGACAAAGCCTCGGAGAAGAAGGAGGAACTGAAACGGCGACCAGGGCTAACGACGCAGCTCCCAAGTGCAATGATTTACCTGCTTTATGGCCTTTATTCCGACCTTATCAAGAAAGAATTAAGCAGTTATCCCGATGATTTGCCCGAAAATTTAGCCATTTAAGCCCCAATAATGTAGCAAAAGCAACATAAAAAGTTGGCAAAAATAGGCAATAATAAGGACTATTTACATAGGTCAAAAACTTACTTTATTGAAAATCAACGGTTTGCGTTCTGAAAATCAAAAACAAAAATAAATAAACGGCGTTTATCAGCACGCACCGCTGATTTTGGATATTGAGGTGCAACCTCTCAAAAGCACGGAAATATGACGCCAGCCCCCATCTTCCGTCCTTTGCCCCTATAGGGGATTTGCGTAATTTCGCAAGTGATGAAGAAGGCAATCGAAATGGACGGCATCAATGCGATGCAATGGGCAAGGGAGATAAGCAAGCTCCCCGGGGGCGACTTCACGCTGTGCTTCTTCCCTTATTCAAGGTCGCAGGGTGTGGCTGGGGATAAGCTCATTGTGAAACCTCATTGCAAGTACCGCACACAGCTACCACAGGATAGGTTTGGCGTGGACTCGGAGAACTACTTTCTGTTTGAGGATGAGCATGGAGAACCTAAGATGTGCTACCGCATACTCATCAGGTATATGGGCTTTCCACAGGATGGATATAAACTACACAAGATAAATTGGTTATGACAGACAGTATAGAACTATACGGCAATGCCGGCACATATATCATGGACGGCAACGTACTATCCTTTCAGATAGGCGAGGGCAAGCAGGTGTTTGGAACACCTGGACTGCTCGTACCGCAGGGCAGACAGTTAGTCATGCACGAACACCAGTGGCTCAGTGTCAATGGGTATCAAGTATGTATGCGTGGCGTGAACAACGCACTCTGCGACGAAGTAACGGCGGAGATCAAGGAGAACCGTCTGCTGCCACGCTTATACAGCAAGGAGATTAAGATGCTCTACGGTCATGGTCCATGTGCCTATATGCAGACGATAGAGGGTGGCAAGATGAAGCGTGAGTACCTTGCGCTGCCCCAGTGGGACGAGTGGCTCAATACGTGGTGTGAGCGTGGGATGGAAACATCGGCACAGGCTTTCGCCAAGACCTGCATCAAGAACTTCTACTACTTTGGCGACTTCTTCGTGAAGTGGCGTTTTACCCGTGGTAAGCGATTGGGGATGCAGCCTGTGGCTGGGCTGGAAGCGATGGAGAACAAGCACTGCCGTCTTGCCACCACACGGCAGGATGTAGCCTACGAGATGATGAGTTACAGCGACTTCCGCCATATAGCGGTGGGCAGGTGGACCTATGGTGCAAGTAGCTACAAGATATATCCTAAGTTCAATTTGTCAGAAGTAGACAACTACCAGTACGCAGCCATATCCCACCATCGGGAGAAATCGGTCGATGAGTTCTACGGTGTGAACGAAACCCACCAAGGCGCACGCCCCTATATTCAGGGCAGTAACAAGACCGCCACCTATATCAACTCCTTCTTGCGTAATTCGCTGGCTGCCAAGATACACATCATTATCCCCAATGCGTGGGTATCGAGCAAGCGCAACCAGCTAATGAAATTGTGCGAGGAAAATAAAATCCGCAAATCGAAGAAGCAGGAGCTGGTCAAATACAACGGTATTGGTATCGGCACGGAATACAGGGAGTCGCTGCTTGTGGAGTATATGCGATTGGAGCTGCGTAAGATAGGCGACTACTTGAGCGGTTCTGACAATCAGGGAAAGGCTTATTCCTCTATCTCGTTTATGGACTCATCAGGTAACGAGCAGCAATGGAAGATAGAGACTATCGACCTTAAATACAAGGAATATATCGAGGCTTTGATAGCTTACGACAAACGCACCGAACAAGCCTTGCTTTCAAGTGTCGGACTGGATGCCTCTATTACTGCCGTGGATAAAGACGGTGTCATCAGTAAGTCGGGATCGGACTCTTACTATAACTACCTTATATATATAATGTCGCTAACCCCCGAGGACGAGATATGCTGCGAGCCATTCAATTATGCGCTCCGACTCAACTTCCCCAACCTTTGGCAACAGGGCTATCGCATAGGCTTCTATCGTGAAGTTCCCCAGCGACAGGAAGATGTAGCACCCAAGGACAGACTAAATCAGCAACAATCATGAAGAATGTTTTAGTAGATATTTTCAAAGATTTCGGCACCTTCAGTAAGTATGCTCCTGGTGTCGAAACGAACATGGACTTGAACGACCTCCTTTCATCAGGCATAACAGCCCGAAAGCGTGTGGAAACCATCATCACCGCCGAGGTGTTCAATGCCATCGCCCTTAATCCCGACGATGCACTGATAGAGTCCCTGCGTTCCGCCATAGCCAATATGACAATGGCTTCGCAGCTGATATTTGACAGTATCAACCGTCGTAAGAACCACGTGGATGTCTATAAGTACGAGATTGAGGGAATGAAGCGTTCCTATATGGACAACTACTACAACGCTATGGATACCATTATCCGGCAGCTTATGTCGGCAGAGGTCAATAGTGGGGACACCTGTTCTCCTGCTGCCCTATGGCGTAAATCCCGATACTACAAGATTATCGGTGTCTGCAAAATCAGAACTGCGGATGAATTCGACTCTATCTATCCAATAGACCTGTCTTACTTCTTTTTCTTCCGCATTCTTCCCCTTCAGAAGGAGACCCTCGACGAGCGTCTGTCGGCATACTACGACCGCCTCACTGATGACAATCGTGAGCGAATAGAGCCGATATTGACCCTTGCACTGGTTAAAAAGACCGTTGCCAAGTCGCTCCGTCGGTTCGACATCTTAGAGTTTCCTCCAACCATCCGCAACCTCTTTGACGACAGCCACGCCTCTCGCTCTGGCAAGGACGAACACGATGCTGCCCTCGACCTCGCCGACCGTCTTGACCTCGAAGCCGAGGAACTTATCGCCAATGCCGATACCTTGCTCGCAACGGACGCGTCTGTGGACTTCTGCTCTAATTCTGCGTATAACCGCCCTGATGACAAAATCATTATGCTGCCATGACAAAGGATATAGAACTCGTCTACAAAGGGGAAATACACCGCATCCCGAACCGTTGGGACGGTATGACCGACCGCCAGTATATTCGTCTTGTGGCCGACTTGCTTCGTATGGCTGCTGGTAAACTCTCTGCTGGAGAGGTGCGCATCAACTGGCTGTGCGACATTATGGGTTGGGATAAGCATAAGTTTCGCTCCGAGGAACAGATAGCCAATCTCGTTGCAATCTCCGAGCAACTCACGTTTATGTTCCAAATCAACTATCCCGACAACAATGCTGTACTGGATGGCGTGGATGACGAAACTTACGAGTTATGCCGGCGCATCGATCCCTACCGTCTGCATATTCCCCTTGCCCGTGTATTGCGTAGGCTCGACTATCAGTATGTAGTTGACCTCTGTTTCTGTACGCAGCTCATTCCCTCCGTCCGCATTGGCGAGCATCGTTACGAAGGCTACCATATAGAGACAGGCTTCGGAATGCTTACCTGCTCACTCACAGCCCTTCAGTATGTCGAGGCACAGGAACTCATCGAGCAGGGCGACGAGTCGCTTCCGCTCCTCGCTGCCATTCTCTACTATCCCGAAAAGGAGTACCATTCCGAGCTTGCCCACGAAATGGCTAAGGAGTTTGCTAAACTTCCACTCGAATTGCTAACGGCTATATCCTTTAATTTTCAAGCGTTTAACAATTATCTCTTTAGTAAAACTTCATTCTCTCTCTTATCAAAGTTTGTCCGCAAGCCCAAGCATCCCATCACCACAGATGCCTCCGATGCACTCTACGACCTTTCCAAGGAGGGACTTGGAAATGCAAAACAGATAGAGCAGATGAACGTACTTACTTATCTGAAGGTGCTGCGCAAAAAGACTATCGATGCTGTTAAGGATATGAAGGGTTTTGGCTGGGATAAATTAAAAATCAGTGAGGAGGTGGGGTTGCCTATCTCTGTAATCGACCAAATAATATAGCTATGTATAATAAAAGAGTTTGGCTCAATAAGCCCGAGTCTCCATCAACAGGCAATGTCATCTGTTTTGATGGTAATACCACCTGGCATGGTGAGACGATGCGAAACACATTCTTACAAGTGTCTGATTGTAATTGGGCTATCAGATTGCATAAAACAGAAGATGATAGCACTACAGATTTTATCGACAAACTAAAACTGTTGAGAGATGAAGTAGATAGTTTTATTTCATATTTGGAAGAAAATAAATAGAAGTATGATTTATGATTAAAGATCAGTTTCTCTATTTCGCACAATATCCGTCAAAAGAGGGTGTTCGTGCTATACTTACCAATGGTGCGAGCGACTTCCCTGGTTATAATGACCTTGCGGAGTCTCTTGATAAACTTCCCAATGTGTCGCGACTTCCTGAGATAGATAACTATGTCTATGGACAGTCGTTCGACGAGCTGAAGCAGCGCATCGATAAGCTGGTAGGCTCATTCCTCTTCGTCGATTATGGCGAACTGGGTATGCTTGCCGACGGGCGCAACTCTTACCAAATAACGCAGCGCATCGCCATCACGGTGGCCAATAAGATGCCGAACCGTGCTGACGCTGCTGAATATATGCTTTCCTCCGACTCTACACTTCGTCTGCTTTCCAAAGTTCACGCTTGGATGCTTGCCGATGCAGAGCACGGAAATATCGAGTGGCTCTCTCGTGGCGAACTTGATAAGGCTGAGTTTGTACCCTTCGTTGCCACCGAATTGTCGTCCGTCGGCTGGACACTTATGCTCACTTGTATTGCCCCGGACTCTCTAAGTATTCACCAACAGAGCCGGTCCTTTGCCAAACAACTATAGTGGTGTAATTTTGTCTCACATTAAAATCTGGCAATAATGAAAAAAATACCAATGATATCTATCGTCTCTCTGCCACTCACCATAGTGGCCGACTTCTCGCAGTATCTCTATCAGGACTGGGAGTTTGCCAAGTGGATAGGCGTCGCCATCATCATCGACACTATTCTCAGCGTGTGGAAGCACTTTCTCCACAAAGACGCCTCCAGCGAGGCTTTCTTCGGTAAGTTCAGCAAGAAGATTGCCATCTACATTCTTCTACTCATCCTCTCCAACGTACTTGCCAATTTCAAGGTGAATGGCAGCGTGGTCGGTGCTACCCAGTGGATAGGAACCTATCTTTGCGTGTTTATGATGGTGCGCGAGTGTTTCTCTTGCGTAGAGAATATCCAAGCCATCTATCCCATATTTCCAACCTCATTCGTCCGCCGTCTGAAAGACTTCAACGATAAGGGCGAATACATCAAAAAAGACTGATTATGACTACAGCAGCACAGCGTGAGTTCGCACGCAACATCTATGTGGCAGCTCAGAAAGCCACCGACATCGCCCCCGAGTTCGTTACCGCCCAGGCTATTCTTGAGAGTGGCTGGGGCAAAGCCCGTGTAGGCAAGTACAACCTCTTCGGCATCACTAAGGGCAGCCGATGGACGGGCAAGACCGTTCTGATCAAGACACACGAGTACTTCAACACCCCCAACCGCACCTTCGTCGCTCCCGAGCGTGTCGTGTCAGTATGCAAGTGCAAAAGTGGAAACCGCTGGTATTACACCGTCTATCGTCTCTTTAAGGACTTCGACTCCCTTGCCGACTGTCTTGCCGAGCATTCACGGCTATTGCAGAAGCCAGGCTTTGCCGATGCGTGGCCATACCGCCACGATGCCGAGGAGTTCGCCCGTCGCATCTGCGATAATAAGGGAAGCAAGTATGCCACCTCTCCCGACTATCTTCGTCAGATGCTCTCCTTGATAGCCTCTGTTCGTAAAATGTGTCAATAGACTATGGAAAAGAGAATTGCGATTATCTATGCTATTTGCGGTGCGTTCCTGGTACTCATCGCTGCCCTGGTGTTCTTCATTTGTCTCTATCTCGACACGGCAGCCGACCGCGACCGCATCAAGCAGAACCAAAGTATTCTGCTCCACAACGGCGTGGTAGAAATCAGCGAAACAGGTACAGGCAACAGCCATGCCTCTACTCCTGCCCTCACCCTCCGTCCGTCGGAGTTCAAGGAAAGCGGAGACACCTTGGCAAAGGTTGCCCGTCAGGTAGGCATCAAACCTTCACGTATCTCCGAGGCTGCCACCGCTGCCACTACCACCGCAGCCGACATTACCGCACCAGTTTGGCACACCACCGCCACCGCCACAGTATCTACCGACAGTTTGCATCGTCCCGATAGCCTGGTATGCTTCTCTTGGCACGATTCTTGGATGTCGTTATCCGGCTGCGTGTCCGACAGTATATTCCGAGGGTCGATAGCTTCCACCGATACCCTCGACATCATAGTCCACCGCATTCCCAAGCGTTTCCTCTTCTTCCGCTTCGGCTGTAAGCAGGTGCGAATGGACATCATTAGCCGTAATCCACACACACGGCTCACTTATGCACGATATTTTCAGTTAATCAAATAAATGTTTTCATAAGGTTTAGTTTTTAGGTTAGAAGATTGTTTAGGATGACGGGGCTTTCGCAGCGATGCGCAAGCCCCTTTTTGTATCGTTTTTTATCCTTAGATAATTACTGCTAAAACACTGATTATAAACAAGATAGTACTTGCACGTTCCTCTTTATAGTGTTACCTTAGCAGTACAATTAGAAACAAGGAACATAAAAAACAAAGATTATGAACGAGCAAATTCAGAACATTCTCAACGAGAACGGAACAAAGACCTCAAAGATTCAGAAACTTCTTGCCCTCGGGCTTACACGCCGACAGGTAGCCGACCTTGTAGCAGGTGGCAACTACGGCTTTGTGCAGAACGTTTACAAGCGTATGATGCAGGGCTTGACCACCAACGCAGCACAGGCAGCAGCCACGGTTCTTCCCCAGCTCGACTACGCCTTCAACCGCAACTTCGGCGTTGAGATAGAGGCTTACAACTGCACACGTGAACGCCTTGCACGCGAGCTTACCGCTGCTGGCATCAGGGTACAGGTAGAGGGCTACAACCACACCGACCACGCCGACCATTGGAAGCTGGTTACCGACAGCAGCCTTAACGGCAATAACACCTTCGAGCTGGTAAGCCCCATCCTCCACGGTGAGCAGGGACTTGAGGAACTCGAAAAGGTATGCTGGGTGCTCGACCTCTGCGACGTAAAGGTAAACGACTCCTGCGGACTTCACGTTCACATGGACGCTGCCGAGTTCGACCTTCAGACTTGGAAGAACCTTATCCTCACCTACAAACGCCTTGAGGGAGTTATCGACCACTTTATGCCACGCAGCCGTCGCAACAACTATTACTGCAAGGGGCTTACCACAATCACCGAGGCAACCATCAACCGAGCTTCTACCATCAGCGACCTTCGGGCAGCGTTCGACCACAACCGCTACCACAAGGTAAACCTCGAAGCCTACGCACGCCACCGCACGGTAGAGTTCCGCCAGCACGGGGGCTCGACAAACTTCACAAAGATGTCGGCTTGGATTCATTTCCTCGCAAAAATGATTACCTTTGCAAAGCAGGATAAGGTAGCCACAGGCACAGCCCTTCAGAACATTCCTTTCCTTACCGAAAGCGAAAAACTATACTTTAGATTGAGAACAAAAAAATTAGCAGCATGAGAAGAATAAAGATGAATATTAAGGGAGACGCTCAGAAAGAGAGCGTCTCACCTGAACGTTTTTTCGACCAAATTATGGACATAGCCGAAAATAAAAGAATGGAAATTCTTGAAAGGCATAAAATCCGTCCACTATTCACGATTTATAAAATAGAAGGAGACGGACATCGCATCGTCGCCACCTCTCCAGCCGATTTCCTCCACCAGCTCCGCACTGGTAGCCGTTTCGACAGCCAAGGCACGGACAATGAATATATGGTGCGCTTTGCCCACCGTCTTCAGGAACTTGAGGGCTACCTTGTTTCTACAGCCAGCCCCGAAGCCTTCCTTGCCGACCTCATTGCCCACGGCTTTGTCGTAGAGGAATAACCATTTACCGCTCGTTCTTTGTAGCCATAGCAGCCCCAAAACTGCTATGGCTTTTTGCTTCAAATGTTAAAAATACATTTTACTATCAAAAAAGATAGTATGAAATTTGGTTACTATCCAAAAAAGTAGTACCTTTGTATTGTTCAAATAAATATATAGTATGAAACAAGAAAAAATCAAAATGGAGGTTACCTCCGAAGAACAAGACCTCATTCAGGCAATCAGAAATTATTGCGACAGTTATCCAAACGGTTATCCACAGCTCCTTATTTATGCACAGGACATCTTCGACCGACTAACGGATATGCCAAAAGAGTAAAACAAAAGGTTCTCCCTACGGGGAGAACCACTTAAAAGATAAAACTAAAATTACAAGATTATGGAAATAGCAGTACAGAAAGCAGACAAAATCACCGATATGAAGAACCGTATGCGTGATATATATCTTAGTGTGTCATGGCGTGAAATCTCACGCACTTACTTCGAGAAGTCTGTGCCTTGGTTTCAGCATAAGATGTATGGCATTGACGGCAACGGTGGTGTGGGAGGTTTCACACCTGAAGAAGCACAGCAACTTCGTGGTGCGCTTGTAGACCTTAGCGACCGTATTCGTCGAGCTGCCGATAATATTCCAGCCCCGGCTGCTACTATATAGCCGATTTGAACACGAAGTCGCCATCAGGCTGGTGGCGCATCTTAGCCCTCTTGCACCAAGCAAGGGGGCTTTTTATTATTTGCGTAACGTTAAAAAAAAGTTGCGCCACGCAAAAATAATTGCGTTAAGTGTCGCTTATCTCGCTGATTATTCCTACTTTTGCACTTGGAAATTATAGACTACACTGATTTTATACGATAAGACAACAATATTACCGACACCATGTATCAAGAATTAAGGAGCTACCCTTGATAAATAATAAGGTCTTATTAAAGGGAGTTTTTTTATCTCCAAACTAAAAGCAACCAATAGTATGACACAATTTGATAAAGAGAAACTAATAGAAGTAGTATTGTATATTATCAATGCTACCAAAGGGCTGGATTATTATCACATTTTCAAAATCTTATATTTCGCACAACAGAAACATTTATGCAAATGGGGAAGTCGTATCGTTGCAGATGATTTTGTAGCGATGGAATACGGACCAGTTCCAACAAAACTCTATAGTGCTGTTTGTAAGAATGAACATTATGCGAAAGAGCTAATTCCACTTTTTACAGAAGCTATTGAGTTTGCTGGCAAAGATGCCTCTAACACGCTTTTGCCAAAAAGAGAAGCAAACATGGATTATCTCTCCCCTGCCGATATAGAAAGCCTTAAAGAATCAATTGCTGAAAACAAAGGTCTCTCTTTTGGCGAGTTGGTAGATAAATCGCACGATAGTGCATGGCAGGCTACAAACAACTGTTGTGTTATGAGTATTAGCGACATTGCTAAAGCTGGCGGAGCAAATGACGGCTTTGTAGACTACATTAACGAACAAGAATTCATCCAAAAGGCTTTATCATAATGGATATACCTCAGACACTTATTGATAAAGCTGTGAGTGATGAAGTTCGATTGGGCGATGTCTACAAAATAGAGTTATCAAAAGCAGATGGAATAATACCTAAAAATGGATACGACACACGTGATAAATTCTTTGTAGTATTAGGCTTTGATGAGCAAGGAAATGTTTATGGAGGCATTCTCTTCAATTCTAAAATTAATCAAAACCTCCCTACTCTTATAAAAGATTATCACATGCCAATATCGGCTAAAGTTTACCCCTTCCTTTCGCACGATTCGTTTTTGAATTGCACTAAAATATTTTCATTAACTTCAACGCACCTTATGAAAGGCGAAAAGTTAGGAACGATCAATACAACCGATTTTGAATTAATCTGTAGCACTGTGTGCAGCTATCCAAATGCTGTGCCTCGTGAACTAAAAAGGTTTGGACTAATCTAATTTTTAACTAAAAATAAATCTTATGAAAAAAGTATTGTTAGCCATACTTATGGCATTTGTTGGAATCGGAGTTAGCGCGCAGACACAAAATTCTCCTAAGAAAGTGTTAGAGAACTGTAAATTCGATGATACAGGAAGCACATACTCCTTAACAGGAGTTGACGTGGTACCTAATACTAAGGCTGGAGAGTTGTATAACAGAGCTTTCAAATGGGTTTCGACAACATACAAGAATCCTAACTATGTAATTAAATCTAAAGATAAAGATGCTGGAGTTCTTGTTATTTATGGAGCTTTTGATAGTATATATAAAGGAAGACTTGAGTTAAATTTTAAAGATAACAAATATAAGTGGGTCATTTCAGAAATGGTGCAAACCATAGGAAGTGATGAACCAGTTGAGAAAAACCCTATGTTTAAATTAATGGAGGGGTCTGTTATGAAAATGGCTTGTTACAATTACATAACAGCTCTCCGCACTGCAATGTTACAGAAAGGAGAAGATTGGTAATTTTTGCCCCACGCAAAAATAATTGCGCTTTTATTTGGCGGTTACAAAAATACTCTTTATCTTTGTAATCGCTAAATATCCGTTGCGTTACTCGCAACAAGGGCGAGAAGAAATTCAAGCCCCGACTTATTAGATTCGATGGGCTTATTTTTATGCCCATAATGCAGTTTAACTGCAATGAAAATATGGCGGATGCCTTCCACGTGATTTTTGCCCTTGTGGCGATGCACGGATGTTTAGCGACGGGAAGAGCATCCGCTTTTCATTTGTCCCGGCACCGTCCGTTTTCCGGCAAGCTAAACATCCGTATAAGATGCAACAGACAATCAACTTTGAGACCCCGGCACAAAGTCGCCCTGCTCTCAACGTACGTGCTACGATACAGTGCAAAATCAAGTCTATTAACCTTTGGCTCGACCAGAAGAGCGAGTTTTACAGCCGTATCGCCGAGTTCCCCGTAACCCGTCGTTTGGTGCTTCGCGTCAATGCCGTATCTTTGTGCCTCATGCTCACCGCCATCGCCGTCGAGCAGCGTCCACTCGTCGCCATCACCTCCGCCCTCTGCGCAGGCTGGCTCGTCTATCGCATCAACAAAACAGATAAGAAAGGAGGTGAAAAATGAAAGGATTAACTACAGCAGAGATGGAAATTAAAATGAGTTTCCCTGATATGGAAAAAATGGTAGTAGAATTTGATGTTGTTTTTTCAAAACAAGAAGTTGAAAAAAAAGGTCGAGAGATAGCTGCCAGTTTAGATACTTATTTACTTAGATATGAGCATAGAGGAAAAAGAGCAACCTTCTACTTTAGCCAAAAGGCAAAGGAAGTAGTTATGAATATGGAAGAAGGACAAGAGGTAACATTGGTTCAAAGGGATGTTGCAGGAAAAGTAATTCCAAGCCTTAGTAGAAAAGGGCGATTAGAGGCTTTTGAGGGCACAGTATATGTAACTTATATGAGTGGCGATGCGACTGTAAGAGTAGAGTTTGAAGATGATACTGCCAGCTATGCCATTTACAATCTTGTTTTTTCGCAGACTGATAAGCAGAAGGAAGGAGGCGCACAATGAAAACTACTCTTATTCATCTGAGCGAGGAAGCCACCGCTACCCTTGAAGCAATGCTCGACCCTGGTTATATCTACGAGCGCACCGAGCGTCTTCAGGCCATCGAGGACTTCCTTATCGACCAGTGGCGCGATGCCGGCAACATCAAGCCCGAGACCGCCCTCACCTTCCTCGACACCCTGCGCTCACTGCGTAAGGACTTCGACACGTTCCTCACCTCGGTAGACCCATCGGGCGAAGCCGACAATCGTCAAACCCTAAATTCTTCAGACAATGAGTAATAAGAAAGAAACCCCTGAGCAGCCCATTACCGACATCAGCATCTATGTGGCAGCTCTCTCCACTACCTACCGCCCTGCTTCAGCCCCGGCCGAAGCCACCCACTTTTTCTCCACCACCGAGGTTGTCGATGCCATCCGTGGCATAGATCCCTCTGCCAAGGTCAGTCCCGAGCAAGTGTTCTCCGCCCTTATCGACGCAGGGTTCAACTTCTGCAACCGCCCTGGGGCGCACGGCTTGGAGTTTAAATGGATGTTCCGTGAGCGATAATTTTCTTTTTTGTCAAAGCATCCATTCTTTTGGATGTTTGTTTGTCAGGGCACTTCGTCGTGAGACGAGGTGTCCTTTACAACCAAAAAAGAAGTACATAAATTTGCCATTGACAAACAAACAGGTAAAATGAATGAGAAAAATTATCAGACACGCCTCGCTCTTCAGCGGTATTGGCGCACCCGAACTCGCAGCCTTATGGCTTGGGTGGCAAAATGTTTTTCACTGCGAGATTAACGAGTTCTGCAACACAATCCTCAATTACTGGTTTCCAAACTCCATCAATTATGAAAACATTAAGACAACAGACTTCTCACAATGGCAAGGACAAATTGACATTCTCACGGGAGGCTTCCCTTGCCAACCTTTCAGCTCAGCAGGGCAGCGACTTGGAGCGGACGATGACCGCTACCTCTGGCCTGAGATGCTACGAGTCATCAGGCAGATACAGCCCACTTTCGTCATTGGTGAGAACGTTGCTGGTATCCTCTCGATGGTACAGCCCAGCGAAGAGGTTAAGGTGGGAAGCACAACCTCTCTCTTTGACGAGAACGACGACATTTACAAAAAAGAACAGCAGTTCGTCGTCGAAACAGTCTGTTCAGACCTTGAGCGTGAAGGATACTCCGTCCAGCCGTTTGTTATTCCGGCTTGTGCCGTCGGTGCGCCCCACCAGCGAGACAGAGTGTGGTTCGTCGCAAGAAGGAATGTTCCCACACCTACTATTGACACCCTGCACGAGGGAGTTCTGCGAAGACCCTGCGTCGATGAGAGCGAGGGCAAAACGCAACGGCTACAAGAACGGCACGAAATACAACAGTCTGCTGAGCCAAGTAGTCTACTCCGACATTCTTCCCACGCCAGTAACACAGGGGCTGAAGGTGTGCCAGGACGGCAAACAGAGGTTCCTTTCCCTCGGTCTTCTCCCCACGCCCTTAGCGGTGGAGATACAACACAGCAAGCGCATCAAGGCACTGAAGGAGAAGGGAGGGAAGACGATGGGCAGCAGAGCCAACGGCGAGCAACGACCCAACGGTCTGATGGACTTCATCAACTTTCACGGCATACTGCCGACACCGAGTGCCGCAGATGCGACGATGGGGGCAGTCCTCGGCAAGAACGACAGAATAGTACAGACACCCTCAGGGACTCTGCGCAAGGTAACCCCGACAACGAATTTCAGCCTCGGTCTTGCAAGGACGGTTCAACTCCTGCCGACACCCTGCGCCCAGGACTTCAAGAAGAGGGGCGTGAACTCCAAGCAGAAGGGATTGCCCGAGGTGTTCCGCAAATGCGACTGGCTGCTGACCCCAAGTGCGAGCGACGGGATGCGTGCCATGATGACGATGGACAACCTCAAGGCGCATCGCAAGAAGAACGCGGCGCAGAGCAACTTGGCGGAGCAGATTGCCCACAAGATTGGTGGAGGGACTTCCCAACTGTCTCCCCTATTTGTAGAGGAAATGATGGGCTACCCTTTGATATATCTCGTCTTACCATTCCTTTCGCAAGATGGCGACAGGAGTCAATAAAAGCCCTCGGCAACTCTATGGTTCCGCAAGTTGTCCTCGAATTGTTCAGGGCGATAGAGGTGGAGATTTTCGAAGAATAACTTGCGTTATTCCTAATAAAAATTTATATTTGCATTACTTAAACATAAGTAATATGGAACTGATATTTATTATATCTACTATTATAGCGATTATTACTATTCCTATGAACCGTATATTCATGATACGGTTAGCATGGTTCCTATTGGTATCTTTGCTTACGCCATTGATTGGTATACCTGTTTACCTATTACTCTTCGGAAAGGAATAGTCACACATTCCTGTCCTTTTTTCTTATCTATTCTGTTACTATCTTTGCCTTATATAATATAGGTAAATATGGTAACAGAAACTCTTATCCGCGAGCAGTTTGTTCATCAGACCATCACTCGTGGCATACACAAAATTTATTCCACACAGGAGCAGGTGGTTCGTAACAACTTTCAGTTACGCACAGGGCGTCTTCTCACCTCTCTTTCTGCCCATAACTTTTCAGCCGAAAGCCAAGGCTTTCAGCGTAAATTCTTTGTCCGTGTTCTCCCCTATCTTCGTTTTCTTGATATGGCTTATCGCATCAGGAAGGACCGTGTGGCAAAATATAAGCGCAGCAACTTTGCTCTTTATAACCGTGTTGTATGGGGAGTGCTTTACCGTGAGACATTCCCCGAACTTTCTTTTGGTTTTACGGACGAAGTGCGCAAAAGCATTAACAAGGAACTCAAGGATATTTTCGACACTGATAGCAAATCATATTTCAAAGCAAAATAATTATGGCATCAAAACATCTTTCTGAGGATGAGATAAAATACGTTATCTCTGCCGATTCTTCCAAGGCACAGCAGGAACTTCACAGTCTTGGTAAATCCACGGCACAACTCCGTCGTGAGGAGAGTGCACGGCGCAAAACAATGATAGAGTTGGAGGCTACAGGGCAAAAAAACTCTGCACAGTATAAAAGGTTAAGCGAAGAGTGCAAGTCCTATAGCAAGCAAATCAAGGATAACGAGGATAAAATGAGAAAGCTCCGTAGTTCCCTTGATGTAACCACTATGACGATGTCTCAGCTTCGTAAACAGTCGAAGGAACTCCAGCGCGAGCTCGACAATGTTTCTAAATCCCTCAATCCAGGAGAGTATAAAAAACTGGAGGATCAGTTAAGCCATGTCAATGGTAGAATAGCTGAACTTCGACAAAATGCCAAGTCGTTTACCGAATTGGCTGCAAGCGATGGAGTTAATAACTTCTTTTACGGTCAAGTGGGCTATAAGGCTTTGGAATTGTTCGGTAGTAAACTGGGAGAATTACGTGATTCTGTGCGAGAACTTACCAACGAGGGTGTAGAGATGGCTCGTTCTGCCGATGGTATTACTCATGCCTTTAGCCAGTTTGGAAACCCAGAATTATTAAACCAACTCCGTACCGCCACCAAGGGAACCGTTGGAGATATAGAGCTAATGAAGGCTGCTGTCAAGGCCAAGGACTTCCGCATCCCACTCGAAGACCTTGGCAAGTACTTATCCTTCGCCCAGCTTAAAGCCCAACAGACGGGTCAGTCTCTGGATTATATGGTAGACTCCATCGTTACAGGTCTTGGTCGCCAGTCTCCCATGATTCTTGACAACCTTGGACTTTCTGCTGCCGAAATCAGCGAAAAGACCAAAGAAACAGGAGACTTTATGCGTGGAGTAGCTTCTATTGTAGAGAAGTCTTTGTCGGAAGCTGGCCCCAGATATATTTCTGCCGCCGACCGTGCAGCACAGGCAGCTGTACGCCTACAAAACAAACAATATGAGGTGGGTAAGGCTTTATTGGAATATGACGAGCTTGTAGAAGGAGTTTATGGTAGAATTAAGATAGGGCTGCTCGATATTATCAAGTTCTTTGCCCAGCATCGCACCGCTACTATATCCCTCACTGTTGCTATGGTTGGCCTTGTTGTGTCTATGACAGCATTGAATACCAGCTTCAAGGCATTCATTTCAAACATGGCTCTTTCAAAAGCTATCGTTGCTGGATGGGCAACCATTACAAGTACTTTTAAAGGTTTACAACTCCTTTTTATTGCCATTACCAGTTCTACTACACGCGCCAATGCTGCCATACGCCTGTTTAATGCTACCTGTAAGGCTAACGTAATGATGCTACTTGCCACAGCTATTGCTGCTGCAGCTGTTGCTATCGGTACTTATATAGCCCGAACATCGAAAGCAGATGTAATAACAAAGCGTTTAGAGGAAACACAAAAACGTCTTGCTTCTATGTCCAGTAACGTATCAAAACAAATTGTTTCCGACCAGCTTTCTATCAAGAGGGCTGTTAACGACTCAGTAACATCACAGAAGTCGAAGATTGATATGCTCACAAAGACGATTAATGATAACACAGAAACAAATGCAAAGCGAATTAAGGCTTTGGACGAATTAAAGAGGATTATCCCATCCTATCATGCACAGCTCACAACAGAGGGAAAATTGATAAACAATAATACCTCTGCCATCAAGGACTATACAAAGAACCTTATGAAAGCAGCTATGGCACAAGCTATGATAGGTAAGATTGGGAGCATTACTGGTAATCAGCTAAATCACAATCTGCTACTTGAAAACAGAAAAGGAAATCGTAACTACGCCATTAACAAGCTCCGTGCTTTAGGCATGAATGACGATCGTGAGATTCGCACTTTTGATATTCATGCCAGTCGAGGTGGAAATGTTACTATGAAGCAAGGTATCTTTGATAAGAAAACAGGTAAACTCATTCAAGAAATAAGTAGAGATACGGAAGACCAAATTTTGGCTTTCCAAAAGTTAGTTCTTTATAATGATAAACGTATAGAAGAAGAAACGAAATATATATCGGATGGCAATGCCCGTATTGAAGCCATACGCAAGTTAGCGAAGCAACAACAAATCGACTTAGAAGAAAAAATAATAGAGAAAGAAAAACCTAACTCATCTAAGGCTGAAAAAGTAAAGAAAGAGAAAAAGGAGAAAGACCCCGATGATATAGCATCCCGTAATTTTTCAAAATCCCGACAAAGTTCGCTCGACGCAGCCAATGCCGCTTATCAAAAGGATGTAAACAACCTCAATATGTCGCTTGCCCAGAAGAAAATCTCACAGGAGCAATACGACATCTATATCTCTGCGCTCAACACGCAGCACGCCACCAACCTCCTTACTATTGAGCAGAACTATTACACCAAGTCTACGCAGATGGCTTTCAAGGATGCCGCCAAGAAGAAGGAACTCGAAACGGGTCAGAGTAAGAACGTTGCCCAAGCCCAGCAGAAACTTGAAGAGACACGCATCGCTGCCGAAGAGAAGTATCAAGCCGTAATGACGCAGCTCATAGACCAGGGCAAGGTTCAGCAAACCTTAACCCTGGAACAGGAACGCGATGCCAAACTCGAAGTCCTCCGTGGGTACTATGACACGGCTTTACAGCTGGCGCAGCAAAGCGGAGAGGACGAGTCTGCCGTTGACGCTGCCTACCAGCAGGCTCGCCTCAATATCTTGTCGGAGTACAATGATAAGCAACTCGCTAAGATGAAAGAGCTTGAGCAGCAAAAGGCACAGGCTCGCCAAGAATATGGTCTTGAAACTTTCGAGGACCAGCTTGCAGCACGCCAACAGAAGATAAATGACGACCACGCAAAAGGATTACTTACGGAACAAGAGCATCAACAAGCCCTTGCTAACCTCGACCGAGAGGCAGAGGAGCATCGCCTACAGATACGCCAGCAGTACGGACTTGCCACCCAGCAGGAACTCTACAACGCCGAGCTTGAGATGCTTCAGCTCCACTTGCAGAACAAGGAAATCTCACAGCAGGAATACGAAGAAGCCGTCAAGAACCTCAAGATACAGAAGGCAAAAGAGGCTTTCGATTACTACGCTAATCTTGCAGGTGGTGCTGTCAAGGCGCTTCAGGATGCCGAGATGGCGAATGTCGACGCCAAGTACGATGCCGAGATAGAGGCTGCACGAAACGCAGGTAAGGACACTACTGACATCGAGAAGAAGAAAGCCAATGAGAAGCTGAAGATACAGAAGAAGTATGCCGATGTGAACTTTGCCATCAAGGCATCACAGATTATTGCCGATACGGCTGTTTCCATTATGAAGGCTCTTGGTGAACTCGGTCCTATCGCTGGTCCTATCGCAGCAGCCCTGATGGGTGTCACTGGTGTGGCACAGCTTGCAGCAGCCAACGCCGAACGTCAGAAAGTGAAGCGAATGAGTTTGAATGGTGCTGGTGGCTCAGCCTCTGCTTCGGGCGCACGTGTCGCCACTGGTTTGGAGTCGGGCGGTAGCATAGACATTGAGCGAGAGCAGGATGGCAAGCTCTTCCACGCTGCCTACGACCCCGACCGCCGAGGGTTTATCAACAAGCCTACGGTCATCGTTGGCGAGGGTGGCTATGGTCATAGCAAGGAGTGGGTGGCATCGAATGCAGCCGTCGAGAACCCTACCGTAGCCCCTATCATCGACATTATCGACCGCGCCCAGCGTGCAGGTAAGATACGCACCCTCGATATGAATAAGTTCCTCATACAGCAAGCCTCGGGGCGTGCCTCGGGGGGACACATTATTCCCACCACCAATGATGTGCGTGGTATTGTCCAGGACTCCTTTAAGGACTCGCTCATCAAACGCCTTACTGATGTCCTCGATAATATCTCCATCAACGGCATCGCTGCTATCGTGGCACTAAACGAGCTTGAACAGAAACAACAACTGCGCGATAAAGCGCGTAAATACGGAAGTAAACCATGAGAATAACGAATCTCGAAAAGGGCGAGGACTACAACCTCAAGCCTGATACCCAAATACAAATTGAACGTACCAATCCGTTCTTCAATGACTATGGCGAGCAATCAACTCCGCTGGAGCTTCCTGCCTCTGATCACAATAGGCGATTGCTCAATTTTCCCGATACGCTGGCACAAAGGCGAAAAGCACAACTCGTTGATGTAACTATTCAAGATGGGGAATACTTTGCACAATGCCGACAAATGGTACTATCGGCACAATATAAGGGCAATATTGCTACGTCTTTTTACATCAATGATGGTTCTTTTTACTCGAAGATACAAAACATTAAGCTCAAGGAGGTATTCAAAGGTGAGTTTATCCCTGGGGTTAATACCGTGGAGCAGGGCATAGAGTTCTGTCGTAAGCTCATTGATAACACCAACGATAAGTTTACCATTTTCCCCATCCTCGTTACCGACAACTCTGGAGGTGCTAACGCTTATAATTACAAAATCATTAATGCTTTTGGACGGGAAGGAGCTGTACAGTACGAGTCGCGACTTGTGCTAGCCGAAGGTTTTAAAATAAAAAAGGAAAAGGGAGCCCCTGTTTATGCTTTCATTCCTCATGTGGGTGGACCGTTTTGCGACTTCTATAATGCTGTAGAGCGTACGGAATATGTCAACAATATCCCCATTAGGTTAAAGCCTGGTTACTACATATCGCCCTTTATCCGTGCTAATTATCTGCTACAACGTATCTTTAAGTATTTTGGATACACGTTGCAAGACAATTTCTTTTCTATTACCGAGCCTTTTAATGATATGGCAGTACTTAATAATGTTATTGATGTTTTGGTCAATGGTAAAATAAAAGTGGCTGACCTTGTACCTGATGTAACTTGTTTCGATTTTTTAGATGTTTTTCGCAAGAAGTTCTGCTGTGAGTTCTCTGTCGATGAGGGTAGCCGTGAGGTAAAGGTGGTATTTTTAAGGGAGGCTCTCCAGAATGTGCCTTCAGAGGATCTTACGAACTGTGTTACAGAAGAACCTACAGTTATCTATAAGTCAGAAAAGGATTACCAAAGAATTATTCTGCAAGCTGCTGATAAGCTCGATGCCGAGGCTACTGATTCTTACGATGACCTAAAGAGTATGTATTATGCTAACCCTGGCGCATTGTTCAATCCCGCAGAGGGCACTTTCTATAAGGTGGGCTTCTCGGGCGCGTATGAGGTCATCACGAAAATTGGGGAAGCGGCACAAGACTATAATACAGGTGAACATTTAGAGCCAAAGGAAATAAAGATACCAGAACTCATCCCTGAGTTTAGAATGTTAACAGTTAAGACAAACGTGCAGGGGGAGGAGCGTACTACCGAATTGGGAAAACTCTTGTATGTGGGGAATTACATTGCGGTTAACTCGAAAATGGTAGTTACAGGGAGCGATAAGGAGGAGACATCCGAAAAGGCGGTGAAGCAAAATACAATACTGGCTTTCACTTATTATGATTTTAGCCTAACTAGAGGTACCATTTCGCCCTATTGGGTGGATTATGGTGATAATCATATTAAATTATTCGATTACGCACTCTATTATAACGGTCCCGATGGTATCTACGAGAAGTTTTATCGTCCTTACGATCTCATGCTTCGCAATTCGTTACACGACATGAAGGTGAAATTGTTACTGTCGTTATCGCAGAAGCAAAACTTACCCGCTGTGGCTAAGGTAGTTATCAGAGGTACACCGCTCTTTTTTAATAAGCTAAAATTTACACTCGGTGGGAAGAACGAACCCATTGAGTCGGAGTTTAAGACCATATCATTAATGGAACCCATTACCGAAGCTCCAAAAATACAGGATATTCTTGTTAATATGGTGGCTGAATACAAGTGGGTGCCTAAAGTAACGCAGGAGCAGGTATCAAGAGAGGCTTACGAGACTTCGGGGATAGATAAGGATCGCACCTTCGTTACAATTTATCCCCCATTACCGTCTAAGGAGTTCGTGGGGGAAAAATATGGGTTACAAACCTCCTTCACCTCGAAAATGCTTAGGGATAGCTCTTTTTGGCATCACTCGGAATGGGAGTTTACACGCACTACAGTATGGTTGGAGCTTGTGCCTAATTGTGACTAGGTAGCGTTGCCATAATAAGAGAGTATGTCCTTTCTCTTCTGTGTGCTTGTAATTATTTTTGTGCTTAATACTTTCACATATCTTCGTTTATGGATATTATATTAAGACCTGATAGTTTGTCATTCACTGGCAATATCAATCACTTCGTTATTGCGACGAATAAAGAAATCTCCTTTGTATTAAGGCTTGAGCAGGGAGACTCTATAGTCGTGCAGCATGCTTATACGCCCAATAAGAAGAATAGGGTGGATATTGATGTCGAAAAAATTATTGCTCCGCTATTAACTTTCATACTTAAAGAGGAGAAAGAACCGTATAAGCAGGAACTCATAGCACGTTCGTTTAAGGTAGAAATAGCGGAAAAGGATGATCAGGAGAATAAACTCGTTTATACATTTAGGGTTATGAGGGCAGGGGTCGACCATTTGGCTGACTCGCCTACCAATTTCCTGAAAGAGAACTTTCTTACATGGCAACCATCCATAAAGCCCGTTACTTATTATACACCTGAATTCTTAACTTATTATGCCACCGAAGATGTGGTGGCTAAGTGTCAAGCCTTTGTTGACAACAATGGGCAGTACGGTACTACCGACTTGCTATTGGCTAATCTCCCTAAAGACAGTGTGTGGACAATCCCCGTACAGTATGCTATCATTGCGGAGAAAATTAAAAAGATGCCATCGTTTTATGATGTTTGGATAGAAAATACCATGGGTGTCAGGCTCACCTATAAGCAGCGGTACTATGCTTCTGATATCAAGAGCGAACAGGAACAGTGGATCTTGTTTGAAAACTCGCTCGGGGGTATTGATACGTTCCGTGCTTATGGCGATGCTGAAAATACGGCAAAGCATACGCATAATATTGCGGAGATAGAGAACGATGCGCTGGAATATCGTGTTGATACGGCGAGGGAATTTAAGAAAAATACAGGATTACTATCTAAGCAGGAACGGCAGTGGTTACTTGATTTCTTTCCGTCGCTGGGCAAGTATATCTATGTTAATGCGTATATACGGCGCATTGTAGTAACGGAGAGCGATGTCAATTATGAAGTGAAGGAACTACCGTCTAGATATAGTTTCACTTATAAGTATGCTGATGCCAGACCTTATCTCAACCTACCACGCAATCCGCTCTCTGAGACACTTTCTGAACTCAATATTAAAGTACCCGATGTTGGGTCTTTTACCATCGCCCCACGCTTAGTTGAGTTCCAAAAGCTACAACTGAGTGGTGGGGCACTCTTCCCCGTGCAGAACCCTTATGCTGAGTCATGGGGGGTAACAACCGCGGATGCTATTATTGCATTTCTCAAAGAGACCATAACTGCGGCATATAAGGGAGATGGAGCTTTTGGTCATACGCATACCAATATCTCTGTGCTTGATGCGCTGAATAGGTTTGGAAAATATCTTCTTTTAGGAACGGAGAAAATAGCAGCGGGAATGGCGGATAAGGCTACGATAGCTAACAACCTTGCTCCGAAAAGCACCGATTGGGATGCTATCCTGAGAAAAGACCGCAACGACTCTACTAGCCACGACCTTACCATTGGAGGAAATCTTACCGTTCATGGCAGTCTTGGGAGTAATGCTTTCTCTGAAGGTATAGGTGGGGCTGGTTGGAGGTTGTGGTTAGACCACATGGGCAAAAGCCATATACAAGTAGATTTCTTTGAAGCAATGGTGCGAGCTGCTTTCCACGAGTTGGAGGTTAGGCGTATGATTGGTATTAGTGGCGATCAGATGCAGAGCAATGCTGCTAGCGTATTGCTAGATGCTATCCCAATACTTACTGAAGGTAAGGTGCTAGCGTGGAAGTGTCACCTCAAAACAGATGACGGCACTACACAGATATTCAATACTTGGGCTGCCGGTGATCAGGCTTTCTGCCAAACTTCTAATCTTCGCCAAGGATTGACGAAAGATGCTGCTAATCGCACTTATTGGCGTGTGGTAGCCGATGTTAAGGATAAGACCGACAGCGAAGAAGCTTATATTATTCTTTCTAACGAAACACCTTACTATGACGACAAGCGCACAGATGCGCCACAAGCTGGCGATAGCGTGGTGCAGTTCGGGCATAATGCAGTGTGGGATCTTGCACACGGCATAGATACGGCTACTACTGCCAATCGTATGAATGTGATTATGCAGACCACTAGCGGTGGTTCTCCTGTCAGTGCGGGATATAGGGCTATCTCTAGTTTCAATTACTCCATTGCCGATAATGCCGTATTTTATCTAAGTGCTGGGCAAGTGTTCTTACGCTCTAATAGATTGAAATGGATTAGCGAGAGTGGTGCGGAAGTGCCTAATGTGCTATATATGGGCGATTGGAAGCCTGGAACGAAAGCACACCGATATGAGACTTATACCTATAACGGAAGCACAAGGATATGTCTCATGGATACAACTGATGAACCTAACGATCAATCTGCAGCATGGGGTATCTATGCTGCTAAGGGTGGCAGTGGGCTAAGGGTGGAGGGTTTCTCCTCGGCAGGTAGTGCAGCTTTTACGGAGGGACAGACAGATTGGAGGGCTACCTTTGAGCTGCACGTATGGGAGAATGATATTGAAACGACAGACACGCTGCCCACTACTCGCTTTCGTTGGACGAGGGTAAGCGAGTATTCGGCTGGTGATACGGCCTGGAATGGAGCGCACGAGAATATAGGTAATACGCTATCGGTAACTTACGATGACTTAAAGGGGGACACCTCGTTTATCTGTGCGTTTTTAAGTGCCGACGGCAATGATGTATTAGCAAGTAGAACTTTTTAATTTTAAAAAAAATAGAAACAATGGCAAATGTATTAGCACAAAAGACCTTTACGGTCAAAAAGATTATCAATGGTAAGACACTCACCTTTACGCTAAAGGTAGATAAGGCTTTAACACAGATTTTTTCGCGCGACACAAAGAGTTTTGCGCCCGACTACACAAAGCAGAATCTTACCATTACACCGATGTTGCTGGTAAGTGGACTTACGGGCGATCAAATCGCTAATGTTAGCGGGTTTAAGTGGACATTAACAAAGCAGGACGGCACGGCATCGGCTACAAAGCTAGTGGATGTTGCGAGTAGTTCGGCTAAGAAGTTGGCTACCAACCTTACCGATTGTACAGGCTTGAAGATAACTTGTGAAGCGACTTATACCGACCCAACAAGTAAGATTACCGCACCTATAACGGCTTCGGTGGATATTACCAAGGTGGAGAATGCGGGTATGAACATTCTTGCAAGTATGTATATGCCACAAGGCGACACGTTCGACAACTCGACAGCATCATTGAAGCTGCACTGTGATCTTATGCGTGGTGGCGATATTGACAATACAGATGTCACCTACAAGTGGATGATGTTGAGAGGTGGTTCGTGGGTGGAACTGAATGCAAGCACAGCACAGGGCATCACCAATTTTACGACTAACGAAATCACCGTACCTGCTTCGGCAGTTACGAATGTGGGTATCTTTAAGTGTGTTATCAAAGACACCGATGCAGGTAGTGCCACAGCGCAAAAGGAAGTGTTTGCTCTTGGTACGCTCTATGACGGTAGCGACCCTTACGAGATAGATGTGTTTCAGCCCAATGGCGACAGCGTGGATACAGGCGGTACATTGGCACATTGGTTTAAAATCCGTCAGGGTGCTACCTACGTTACGAATGCTGCTTTTCTTCAGGCGCATAAGATGTTCGTGTGGCGATTTGCTGCCAACAATGCTATGGATACCACGTGGGGAACACAAGGTAAAAAAGAGTGTACACTCAACGCACAACAGGCACGCTATGAGCTGGCAATTGCATACGCTGACTTGTTGAGCGGTACGCAGGCTTTCACGGTGGAACTAAACTAACCTAGGGGAGGACTAGCGTATGGTATTAGCACAAAAGACATTCTCGGTTAGAAAGAATATTCACGGTAAGGACGGTACGCCCGCCCTTACCCTCGTATTAGCTCCTTTACAGCTCATCTTCGATACCGATACTAATGGTATTGTTACGACTGGCAGCCTAGCTGCTAACACGTGTAGCGTTAAGATTGCTAAGGGTGATACACAAGTGCTACCTTCGGCTGTAACGGCGAAAGGTGTGGGCTGTGTGGCTAATTATAGCAATGGAATTATAAAGGTAACATCTATTGATAAGGACGGAGCTGTAAGTCGTGGCAGTGGATACGTTGATGTTACGGCAAAGTATGAGAACAAGACCTTTACCGATCGCCTTTATTGGAATGTAAATATTCATAAGGTGGTAGCTGGTATTGAAGCAAAAGCCGATAAGATAGAAGCCTCTGTTAAGGGGATTAACACTAAAATGGAAGATGGAAAGCTTACAACGAAAGAAACCAAAGCAGTGGTGAAGCTAGCCGAAGAAAAGGTGGCTATTGTCGTAAAGGGGTTAAAATCGGCAGGCATTGATGTTACTACAGGAGCTGTAACACTCTTTGGCGATAAGGTGTCGGTCAGTAACAATGGCGTGCAAGCTGTTCTTTTTGAGAATGGAAAGCTCAATGCCAACTTTATAGATGCCAAGAAGATTGTCGCTGAAGGTATCAAGGCGCAAACCATTGATGCGGAGAATGCCACGTTTAAGAATATTAATGTGGAGGGTAATATTAAGGCTAAAAAGGGTAAAATTGGAGGGTTTGATATAACTAACTTCTCCCTTATTAACGATGATGTTAAAGGATGGTATTGGTATGAGTCTCCAGGTATTAATATTATTAATAACAATATCGGTAAATATGCAGGTATAGGATTCTGCGAACCTTCAGGTGTTGGATTAGAAAGTGTAGCTAGATTTTTCTCTAATATTAAAGGACCAACTGTTAATGAATTTATGCCAAATGTAGCAGTACATATTTCTGCTAGTGGAGCAAACGCTGGCAAAAATACAGCGATACGTATTAAAGCTGGCACTATCGAAGGATTCAGGCTAAAAGTTGCCCGTATAAGCGCAAGAACGTATTACATCGACAAAATGGATACTTTCCTTGTTAATACCGCAACAACTGGCTATCTTAATTGGTATCTACCTTCAGACTGTGAAGATGGGCAAGTGGTGCATATTGTACCTAGGGAAAGGCCCTTAACGATACACACTCAAGGAGTAGATAGATTCTCATACAGAAATGGTGGAACTGAGCGAAGTATTGAAGATGCACATATTCACCAATTCGTCTACGATGCGGAGAACCATTTATGGTATTGGGGGTGGCAGAACTAAAATGCCCCCATATCCTCTCACTGCATTCCTCGTATGGCTAAGAGTATGCTCTTTTGCCTTAGTTATGCATGGAGTGCGTTTGTTTAATAATTTGTAGGAAAGATGGACTGTAGGACGGTAATATATGCCATTCTATTTTTTTAATATTAAATAGGTTACAGCACTCCTTTATAACTTAGCAACAACTTATTAGCCTCCTTTATATCCTTTGGTGTATAAATGTCAGTTATTAATATCGAAGAATGACGTGCCTGATCACGCACTGTCAAAATATCTGTGTTCGCATGAAGCATATTCGTTATACCAGTATCTTTGAGTGAATATAACTTATAACGGTCGCTAAGATTTAACTCCTTACGCAGCACTCGACTCCAATAATCTCTAAAACACTTCTCGTTCCTACGCTCCGCACCAGGCATAAAATCATCACCAAACAAATAATAACTTCCTGGATTATTAAACACTTTCAAATCAATCATCAGTCGTAACACATGATCAGGAACTGTAAGCACTGCATCGTGATGATTTTTTGTTATGTTACCATGTAAAAACAAAGTCTTCCGTTTAACACTAAAGTCCTCCACCTTTATATAACTCATCTCACGAGGACGAATAAAAAGATAATGTAACATATAACAAGCCAACAAATAATGCCTATTATGCTCCCATAACCAAGAATGTATTATGGTTAACACTTCATCAGGAATTACATCACGATTCTTTATCTGTTCCCTACGCTTTACCACGGAATAACTCTTAGTAGGGTCATTCGGAACATAACCACGCTCCACCAAATACTTACAAAACGTCTTTAACCAAGATAAATAATTATTCCTCGTACGAAGTGTATTATTCCTATCTATAAAAACATAATCCAAAAACTGACCCACCATTCGATGGTCAAACTGATAAGAATAAAATAGGTTTACTTTCTCTTTTTCCTTCCACTCCTTCAATACCCTCAGTCTACTCATATAAGATACCACTGACTCTTCTCTCATATTATGCTCTTTCAGTAGTTTCCATAAATATTCCTCATATTTCCTACATACATCATCGAAAGAAGAATATGCTAAAGGCTGTTCTATCTCCACCCAAGGATTCCATCCCTGCAGCAGTTTTTCTGTGAGTCTTTTGATAAGAGCTTCGCCGAATATACGCTGACTACGCTTACCTTTAATATGACCAAGCATAAACTTCTTAATATGAAACTTACCCCTTGCAGGGTCAAAGGCTGAAAGAGAAACATAACATTCCGAAGCCTGATGAAACTTCGGAATTTTCCATCCAATTATCTCATTGATTGCCGTCTGTCTGTTCTTAGAAGAAAAATTTTTTTTAGGCAT